ATCACAAGGAGTGGACTTGGAAGCAAATGCAGAAGGGCATTGAACGCTTCAAGCTAACCTCCGAATTATATTGGATGGACTTCATGAATGTCTAGTGAAAGCCTATCTAATAAAGTATAGGGAGTTCGGTAAGGACTTTGTTCACGGGACTTGGAAGATAGCTAACTCGGAGGCGAACGCCATCAAGTTTGCTTTTGGCAAAGCCAGAAAAGGCAAAGAAACTACTATGGCGACTAAGCGTAACCTAATCATAACAATAACCGATATAGAAAAACATGAAGTATCTAAAGCATTCCCAATTAGCCCAATACCGAAACGAGAATCTACCAAAGGAGTGTCCAGTGATGAAGACTGGATGCTTTAATCCCTGTGTGGATCACAATCATGTGAGTGGTATGGTTCGCGGAGTTATATCAATGGAGGGCAACACCTTCTTGGGTCGTGTTGAGAATAGCTTTAGACGCTTCGGCACAAGCTCCGAATTGAGCTTATCGGAAGTGCTAAGAAACATTGCGGATTACTTGGATCAAGGTGATACAGATTACCTTCATCCAGTGGGATTAAAGCAATTAGCGTCTAGGTTTAATCGCTTAGTTCTTGAGGATCAGGTGTTTGCATTAAAAATGCTAAAAGCGAAAAAAAGTGAAATAAAAGCTTGCACTAACTCAAAACAGAGAACATCTTTATATCGTAAACTTATTACTAATGGAAAATAAAAACATACTATCAGAAATCCAAACGGAGTTAAAAGCTCCCAAGGGACAACGCAATAACTTTGGCAACTACGCATACCGCAGTGCCGAAGATATTTTAGAGGCTGTAAAGCCCTTACTTAAAAAGCACAATTGTGCGTTAATTCTTAGCGATGATGTCGTAAGCATTGAGGGTCGTGTATATGTAAAATCGATTGCAATGTTATTGAGCGACGGCACAAGAATCGCTGACTCCGTGGGGTTTGCTCGTGAAGCAGAAACAAAAAAAGGTATGGACGAAAGCCAAATTACTGGTAGCTCCTCATCCTATGCTCGAAAGTACGCTCTCAATGGACTGCTTTGTATCGACGACTGTAAAGACGCGGATGCTACAAATAAGCACGGAAAAGACTCTCAAGCTACCAGCAAGGCAGCTACAAACAACAACCTAATATAGGGAACTAGAAAAATGGAAAAATACGATAACACAAATCGCGGAGCTATGTTTAAAAACGACCGCAAGAAGACTGAAACTCATCCAGACTTGGGTGGCACAATCGATGTGGGCGGCACTGAATATTACATCAACGCTTGGAAGAAGGAATCCAAGGCGGGTGTTCCGTTCTATTCGCTTTCAGTTAAGCTAAAGGAGCCCAAGGAGGCTGTAGCTAGCGAATCACCCTTTGAATAATCTGCTAGGGGTAGTAGAGGCGTAGTAACTAAGGGGCGGGGTTTTGGTATTCCCCGTCCCTTTTTACAACAACAATTAAATATAAAGAATAATGATTTCATCAGATATATCTACATTACCATCAAGTGGTAAAATGACAAACTTCTCTACTGGTGCAGTTAGAGACGCAATGATGGGGAAAGGATTTCCATCCCTAATTCCAACGGGTGCTCTTAAATCCCTAGCTAAACGCTTTGAGGACGGAGCTATTAAATACGGCAGGGATAACTGGCAGAAGGGCATTCCGCTCTCACGATACTGTGATGCCGCAAACCGACACCTATGGGCATTGTGTGATCAAAAGACAGACGAGGATCACTTCGGTGCTGTTCTTTGGAACATCGCTTGCTGGCAGGAAACAAAAAGAAGGATTGACTTGGGACTATTACCAGAGGAACTTAACGACATTTAATATGAAGGATTACATTGATAACTACAGGGAAGCATACGACAGAGAGTTCTCGGAGGACGGTGATAAGGATATCCGCAAGAACTTCTGGAAGATGGCACGCAGGGATATCATACGTGCAAAACGCACTGGGTTAATACAGGAGATCTGTGTTGAGGATTACATACAATCCAACTACAGACCATACTCAAAAATCTCAGAAAAAACTCGCAACATAATTGAAAAGAGTATTGATATTCCAGCGGCACTACTATCGGATCATTTAAAGGTATCCATTTCAGCAATCAGACAAATAAGGAATAAATATAAAAACAAATAGTTATAAAACTAAACCCCAATAAAATACCATGAACGAACTAAACGCAATCGAGGCAGAGGAATCCGTATTAGCAAGCTGCATATCAGAATCAGATGGATCATTATACGATGAGCTATCGGATATTATAACTAAGGATGACTTCTCCAGCGGGAAGAACTCGGCTATATTCAGTAGCATTGGCAAAGTTATTAACAATAATGATGAAGTAAATGAGGTAAACGTAGCTAACCAGCTTCGCAGTAATAATATGCTGGATGATGTGGGTGGTGTTATTCGTATTATGACACTAATGGACTCCCCGTGTACTCCACTGGCTGGGCGTGCTGCTGCAAAAATTGTTCTAGGTAAGAGCAGGGCTAGGCAATTATCTAGGCACTATAGAATGCAGTTGGAATCCTTGAATGAAAACGTGGACTCCACTGACGTAGCTTCAAAGACTGAGGCAGAAATTCGTAGAATTATGGATTCAAGTAAAGAATCCGACAACACATTGTCCACTGCGGCTTGCGATCTAAAGAAGAGGTTGCATAGCATTAGTGACGGGACTTACGTATCAAAGAAAATATCCACTGGTATACCGCACTTGGATGACAAGCTCGATGAGGGCGGCATTGCACAGGGCGAAGTGTGTGTTATAGCCGCACCAACTTCATGTGGAAAATCCCAGTTGGCTTTGAACTTTGTTCTTAGGAACTCTATATCGAGTAACATACCATCAGCTATCTTTAGTTTTGAGATGCCAGCAGAGCAATTAACCAAGAGGATGACTCAAACCTGCTCCGCCGTTAATCTAAAGAAATATGTAGATAAGACTATTACTCCTCACGAATCCACCCTAGTGGACAACGCTATTGATAAAATTGGTGAGGCTCCAATTTACACTGTTCACCATGTCCGTGGTATCGACGATCTTCGCTCGAAGGCTAGGTCACTCAAAAGAAAACACAACATAAAAATTATCGTGGTGGATTACTTGCAACTAATACCATTCAACCCAAAGATGAGTAAGCATGAGGGCATCTCACAGGCATCACACGGCATTAAGCAGATGGCAATGGAGTTGGACGTAGCCGTAATTCTCTTAGCTCAGATTAACAGGACTGGTGCTATGCGGGATTCTGGGTTAGTTCTCTACGACCTAAAGGACTCTGGGGATATTGAGAATGACGCGGACATAGCTCTACTGATGTGGCCGAAGGGTGGTGACATTGACACTTGTAGAACCATTGATCCAAATGGAGTTAGCTACCTAGAGATGGACTACAACGTAGCTAAGAACCGAGAGGGCGAGCGTGATCTAAAGGGACGCTTCAAGTTTATCAATCACATCGGACGCTTTCAGTAGCGATTACTATGGACATTCCTATGAATAATTCTTTACAACCGCAACTACCACACGATTACTTACTTCACCTTCTTTGAACTTATCAACTCCTCCATCAGTGAGCAACAGCATCCCGTTGGATGCCTTTGTCTCCTTATAAAAAATATGATCCCCAACATTTGCGTAAAGCGTTTTAACTTTTGCGACGGAGTGCGTTAGCCCGTGATCGCATAAAATTTTTACTGCTGGATCGGCTAATGAAATTGATGGAATTAGGGTAGATAGGACGAGTAATAGTATTTTCATCCCTCTATATTAAACCAACAGAGGAACAAAAGATATAGAGTGAATCACGTATAAATCACAACTAAAACACCTATGGTAACAACAACAAGAGAACTAAGCGATATACTTCTTGCAATAAAGGAGGACTTCACCTACATTAAGAATGAAAACCTTCGACTACAGGAGGAGAACAACCAACTAAAACAGGCAATAGCCGCACTAAATAAGGAACCAACAAACTCACTATGACCGACAAAAAACCAGTTCAAATATTTAAGCCAGACACAGAATCCGTTCTAGTTCGTGGACTCAATGCAATGACTAGATCCTGCGATGTTTTAAGTAAGCAAAACGAGGAACTAAATAAGGACATTGAGGGGCTCAAGAAGAAGATAGCTAGACTACAGGAGCGTGTTCTAGTTGATAGCATAGAGAAGGAATAGCTTGACAAAATCCATGGAATATAAACAATCCATGTTATAATTTAACAATGCCTAGAAACTATAGAAAAGAATACGACAACTACCAAGGTAAGCCCGAACAGCGAAAGCGTAACGATGCCCGAAAGAAGTCCAGACGGAAGATGGTGAAAGCTGTCGGAAAGAGGAAGCTACAAGGAAAGGATATCGATCACAAAGACCGCAACCCCCGCAACACCTCACGTGGAAATCTCCGTATTCAATCAAAAGCAGTAAACCGTTCTAGGAATAAATAGTTTATCGGTAAGCCAAGCGAGCAATCTTTGGCAGGGTGGGTTTTCGTTCTCTCCCTCCTTTATTAATTCCGATGAGAAAACAAAACCTCCCCACTTAGCTAATACTAGGTGGGGAGGCATTTTTCAAATGAAATCATATAGAAACGAAATGGATAGAACTGGCAGAGCCAGCGAGCAGGGGGCAACCGCTGAAAGTAACTTCAAGAAATCCATAGATGGTTTCTTTGGCTCAAACATTGAGCTAACTGGAGTGCATAATGGGCAGTTTGACCACATAGACTTCCGTTGTAACGTATCGATGGACGTTGATGTTAAGTCCATAAAAGACCCAGAAACCCTGTGGATTGAGTTCAAGGGCATATCGGGGAAGGCTGGCTGGCTATATGGGAAAGCCACCCACTTTGCTTTTGAGCGAAAGGATGAGTTTCAGATTGTATGCAAGGAGGATTTGATCAAACTAGTAGATAGCTTGGTAGATAAGGATGCTCATGTTAGCTCCCCCAAAGCTTGTATGTATAAGATGTACTCAAGAAAGAAATATGGCAGGGATGATCTACTATCCAAGATTCATCCAGATGACCTGTACAAAATACCCTATATATTAGTTAGC